GACTTGTTTGACGGGAGACAGCCGGCGGGGGTGAAACAGTAATGTTTCCCGCCGGCTTCCAATCCAACCAAACAGGGGCAAAAGACAGCGTGTTTAATCGCGAAACGGACCTGCAAAAGAAGATACACGAGGTACGGGTGAGTACTGACAAGACACCCGCAACCGACAGACTTCTTAGCATTGCCGGCTTGATTGACGCGGACCTGAAAGAGAAATCTTGCGGGCTTTTGCAAACCGAAGAGGGAGAGTTGTACCTGCTCTGGAAACCTTCCGGGAGGCTCTATAACCTTGACAGTCAAGCTATGACGACGTGGCTCTCGGGGCATCTTGCGGTGTCTCCGCATGAAAAAGACGGGGTTATTAATTACGTTCTCGACAGTCTTCGCTCTGATGCGTTTAAGACAGACCCGGTTCCGGTTCGCGTACTTGCGGCCTACAATCAGGAAAGCGGCGCGCTTGCGGTTTCGGATGGCGCGGGTGGGGTTTGGCGGCGCGAGCGATTGGAGCGATGGGAGCGCGCGGTTAACGGTGACGGCGGAATTTTCTTTTTGACCTACGGGAAGGGAGACCCCTGGCAACCGGAATTCGGACACCCGGAGGCGCTTGACTGGTTTTTCGAACGCATGAGTTTTGACCCGGCGGGCAACCTGACGCGGGCGGAGTACGCGACGCTCATGCGTGTTTTCATGCTCTCGCTTTTCTTCCCGCCATTGCGGCGGACGCGGCCTATTCCGGCGTTTTTGGGAATCAAGGGAAGCGGCAAGACTTCGGCAATACGCATGATCGGGCGATTGCTTGAGGGCGATAGTTTCGAAGTCACGGACGTCCGTGAAAACAACGAAGACGGTTACATTGCGGCGGTTTGCAATTCAACCGTGTTAGGTCTCGACAATGCGGACACTCAGGTATCCTGGCTAGAAGATACCCTGGCGCTATATGCTACCGGGCATGAGGTACGCAAGCGGAAATTGTACTCAAATAATGAAATGGTGGCGTACCGTCCGCGCGCTACGGTTCTGATTGCTTCGCGAGACCCCCACTTTAGGCGAGACGACGTCGCTCAACGGCTCTTGCAATTTCATTTTGCCCCTCCTTCGAAGTATCAACCGGAAAGTGAACTTTGGGCGGAGTTGAGGGCGAATCGCGGAAAGATCATAGGCGAGCTACTGACGCGGGCCGGCAGAATTGCGGACGCGCTTGCCGAAGGTAGCGGACCTTCGGCTAATTTTCGAATGGCGGACTTCGCGGCTTTCGGCTGGGTTGCGATGGTGACAGAGAACCGCGAGAGCGAATGGTTTCCCTTGCTTGAGAAGTTGGAGAACGTCCAGGCGGGATTTGCGACAGAAGGGAGCCCGATAGTTGACGCGCTTGCCATTCTCCTAGAGCGGGAGGGCTCCGGCATTGTCGCGACAGACACGGCAACCCTTTTCGAGAATTGCCGGAATGTTACGGCGGGTGGCGCGGCGGCGTTTTTCAAATCGCCCAGGAGTTTTTCGAAGTCGCTTTCGAATATGAGGGCGGAGATTGAGCGCGAGCTAGGCGTTACCGTTCAAATTGACCAAATGAGCCGGAAGAAAATAATAACAATCGCCAAGGTGAAGAAGTGACGCTTTTTGCTCCGAAAAACCATATCGCTCCTATGAAAAAGAGAAACAGAGAACTTGTGGGTTTATACCTTCTTTATACGCGAGCGCGCGCGCAGGAAAACAACTCTTTAAAAGTTCTCTGTTCTCTGTTCTCTGCAACTCAGGGGGTCAATCTTGCGTGAACTGTGGTTGATTGAGTGGTATGACAAAAAGTCGGAAACGTGGTACCCGCTAGATTCGCGGGCCAGTTTTCAAGAGAAAGAAGCGAAGGAACGAGCGGCGCGGGCTCAAGCAAGAGCGCGCGCCGGAACGATTCAATACCGGGTTTCCCGGTTTATCTCTCAGGAGGATAACAAGAAATGTCAACTGTAATTATTCAGGGTTTGAGCGCGGCAAGCGCAACGAACGTAACGGACAAGATTTTGAAGGGTGAGGCGCTCGCGGACGGCTTGGTGAAATGCTCTCATGGTTCTTTCAACCCGGATACCGGGCTTGGTTGTCTCCCATGTATTCGCGCTTATTGGGAAAAGCGGCTAAGGGATTACGGGTTGGGGCTTTCTCAGCTTAATCGAAAGCAATTCGGGCACGTTTCGGACCAGGACGGAGCTACCCCTTGTCCTAAATGTGGCTCAATAACTCACTTTGCCGGCGCGGGTGATAAGGTCGAATGCGCGGATTGTGGGCATGTTTACAAGTGGAAGGCGAGTTTTGATGAGAGCAAGGGGGTAAAATGAGTACACAACCCCACTTTGACCTTTGCCAGTTTGATAGCTCGGGCGTGCTGGGGCAAGAGTCGGCGCTTCGCAAGGTTTTAGACGCTGACGAAATCGGCTCGGGCTTTCAACCTGGAAAAGACCGAAGGATTGAGCACGATGTCCCGGATTGGGCGCTAACATGGGCCGGGCTTGCTCGGGTTGCTTTGTGTTGTGGTGGGGTTGAGGTTTTAACGAAGCGGCGCGGGCAGGAAATTAACCATTCCCGGCGGGTTTCGATTTTGTACTTGTACTTTCGGGTGGGAATGTCGGCGGCTCATATTGCGGAATACTTAGATGTTACGCGGGGTTCGGTTAAGCAACTCGCACATAGGGTTCAACGGGATTTTGACTGCGTAACCCTTCAAACCCCTATTGGAGAGACAGCGCAACTCCGCCATACTGTCAAGCGGTTTATGCTAGGCCGGGAGAAAGACCTTTCAGGAACCCGCCCGGTAGAGGTTCAGGGTACCGGGCCTGGTCTCGCATCGCCGCTAGAAACTCCAAAAGAACTAAGGGCGAAGCGCGCGGAGCGGAAACTAGAGCCGGAAATCTGGAACGAACTAAGAATGAAGGCGCTTGACGCGCTCCGTCTTGGGGCTCCGAATGCTGAATCTATCTTGAGACCCCGCCGGCGTAGTCAGTGGAAGACTTCTGATGCTCCGGCGCGCGACGCGCTTCAAATGTGGCGCAATATCGGAAGAAAGATACATCGGGCGGCGCGGGTTCAACTCAAAGCGCAAGTCTTGCGGCGGTTGGATGACATTGGCGAAAACATTCCGCGATTACCTTCGCGCCGGTGTCGGCACGGTATATACGGCGCGGATACTTGCGCGGTTTGCATAGCGCTTCCTGACTCCGTTGTATTTGGCTCGCAAGTTTCCTGACGAACTAATCCCATACATACAAACGAGAGGCGCGGGCTTGCGGGTACCGACGAACTTGTTACCGGTACGCAAGCCCGCGCGCATTTTATGCCGTTCGCATCAAAACACCCTTGCGCGGTTCCACGCTGTCGCAACCTGACGGATACGCGGTATTGCGCGAACCATGCGAGCCGGGCGAAGGTTCGGCGGTATGATGCGCGCCGGGGCTCTAGTGCTGAGCGGGGCTATGGTTGGTGCTGGCAACAGGCAACACGTCCGCGAATACTCCGGCGAGACCCGATATGTAAGAACCCTTTCGGGTTGGTAGGGCATTTAGTGTTGAGTACTGAGGTTGACCATATCGTACCTAAGCCCATCGGTACCGACGACGACGACAACCTTCAAGGCTTGTGCCACTCTTGCCACTCGCGCAAGACAGCAGAGGAGGACGGCGGGTTTGGGCGCTCTTCTGTCAAGCAAGAGGGATAGGGGGGTCTTTGTAGTTTTGAAGGCTCCCGGCTAGACCGTTGCCCCAGCCCGATTCACATACCCGCGAAATTGGGAATTTGTACAGGTTGTACCAAGTTGAAATTTAGGATTTGATATGCGGGGCCGAAAACCGAAACCACTTGAGCAAAAGCTAGCGGAGGGCAATCCCGGAAAGCGCGAGCTTGACAGGTCGGGGCTGATTGTTCCCGCCGGCAAGCCGGAGCCCCCGGAATATCTCGCGGACGCGGAGTGCGCGGTATGGTGTGAAGTTCTCACGGTGGCTCCGCACATTAAGCGGGCCGACTCTGAAGTACTCGCGGCGTTTTGCCGGTGGGTTATCATCGGGCGGCAAGCAATGGAGCAATTTAACGCAACCGCCGCCGAGACTAAACGGCTTGAAATCGCGGTCAAGACTCAGCGCGGGGTTGCAACTAATCCGCTTATTACAACCCTGGCGAAGTCGACGGAGCTTATCCGCGCGCTCGCCAATGAACTTGGCTTAAGCCCGGCGAGCCGCGAGAGGCTATCTCAGGAGGAGGAGCCGGGGTTATTTGATGGTGGTTGGAACGCGCTCGACGCATCCCCGGAAACTGACTTTACACAGTGAAACTGTCATTTCTGGAAATTGCTAACAAGTACGCGCGGGAAGTGGTAGCCGGCGAAGTGCCGGCGTGTTCCTACGTTCGCGCGGCTTGCGAGCGACACCTGAGAGACCTTGAGGCGCAGGAGTCGGCGGAATTCCCGTACATTTTAAAACCGGCGCTTGTTAATCGGGCTTGCGGTTTTCTCCAACTTCTACCCCATATCAAAGGGCCGAAAGCCGGGCAACTTCTCAAGCTTGAACCCTGGGAAGTCTTCCTGGTGGGGTCAATTTTCGGCTGGGTTCGAAAGGACAACGGTAAGCGGCGCTTCCGGCGGGTCTATACCGAGGTTCCGCGCGGTAATGCAAAGTCAACCCTTTCCGCCGGCATCGGGCTCTATTGCGTCGCGGCGGACGGCGAAGCGGGGGCCGAAGTCTACAGCGCGGCAACTACCCGAGACCAGGCGCGCATCGTTTTTGAAATCGCTCAAGAGATGGCCCGGAAGTCTCCCGGCTATCGCAAGAAATTTGGGGTGAAGGTTCTCGCTCACGCGATTACTCAGCCGTCAAGTGCGAGCATTTTCCGGGCGCTATCGGCGGACGCGGATACGCTTGATGGTAAGAATATTCACCTGGCGATAGTTGACGAACTTCACGCGCATCCTACGCGGGCGGTTTATGACGTTCTCGAAACCGGAACCGGCAAGCGCGACCAGTCCCTTTTTTGGGTGATTACTACCGCCGGAACCGACCAGGCGGGGATTTGCTTTGAGGTTCGCTCCTACGTTATTAAGGTTCTAAAAGGCGTTATTTCCGATGATTCAATCTTTGGTATTATCTATACCTTAGACGAGGGAGATGATAAGGCGGAGCCTCCTGTACCCGGCGATGACTGGGCAGACCCGGCGACCTGGGTTAAGGCTAACCCAAACTGGAATGTTAGCGTAATGCCGGAAGTCGTTTCTCAGCTTGCGCAAAAGGCAATTGAGACCCCTAGCGCGCAAAACAATTTCCTGACGAAGCATTTGAACGTGTGGTGTAACGCGGACGTCGCGTGGGCCGACATATTCAAATGGAAGGCTTGCGCGGACCCCGCACTTAACGAGCAAGACTTTCAGCATGGGCGGTGTATGGCGGCGCTTGACCTTGCGAGCAAGGTTGATATTGCGGCGCTCTTAAAGCTTTTTTGGAAAGACTTGCCGGCGTGGGATAAGGAAAGTCAAAAGGCGATTGAGGGTAGAACGGAGCGGCATTACTACTGTTTTCCGTCTTTCTATCTTCCCGAGGCGACGGTTCGCGAGTCTAAAAATTCGCAGTATACCGGCTGGGTTCGCTCCGGCTATATCATCGTTACCCCCGGAAATATCATTGACCTTGACGCGATTGAGGAAGAGATTAAGGCGTGGCCTGGCCGGTTTGAAGTGGCGCAAGTCGCCTATGACCCTTTCCAGGCCACTCAACTTTCAACCCACTTAACGGACGACGGTTTCGAAATGGTGGAGATTAAGCCCACCGTTCTAAACTTTAGCGAGCCTATGAAGGAACTCGACGCGCTCGTTCGCGCCGGAAGGTTCCACCATACCGGAAACCCGGTACTCTCCTGGATGATGTCAAACGTCGTATGTCATCGCGACAAAAAAGACAATATCTATCCGAATAAAGAAAGACCCGAGAACAAAATTGACGGCGTCGTCGCCATAATCATGGCGCTTTCTCGCGCCATGATTGAGCCGGCGGAGTGTGGGGAGTTTAAGCCTTTCATTGTGTAATCAAGTTTCGCGCTTCCGGGAGCGCGAGCCCGGGGAAGCGGCGGAGCGGACCCTCCGCCGGCGTAGGGCAGCTACGCGGGGCGGGGCGGAGGCGTTCAGGCTCCGTCCCCTTCTCACCTTAAAATCCAACCCAAAAGTGCAACTATGAATATCTTTCAGCGGTTAGGCGCGAGTGTCGGCCAAACATTGCGGAGTTACAGCGAAGCGCGCGCCGGCAATCCACTCGAAAACCCGGCGGTTCCGCTCGGGGGGCCGGGCTTTTGGGCTTGGCTCTTTTCTGGCGATG